AAATCATTTGGAATCCGCTACTGTTACCTCGGACAAATGTCGCTTCGATATTGCTCAGCTCATCCTCGCCTTCGCCATCGTCGAAGAACTCCGTCAGCTCATCTAACACTACCAGCTTGATTGGTTTATCCTCGTCGATAATACCCTTGGTATCATCAATGCCGTCTGAGCCGGAAAAGTAAATGGTGGTGCCATACTTTTTGTACGTAATCTCCATTGGAGACTTTGTAATCGCAAATTTTTTCTTAGAAATACCAAGACGGTTGATTCCTCGAATCATTTCTTTGTACACAGTCTTCCGAAGCTTGTTATGGTGCTTACGAAGAACGACTGCAGAACCATGCGGATCTGATACAACCTGGTAATCGGTTCGAATAGCAGCATAACTGGACTTTGTTCCAGCACGTCCGGAAGTCAGGATAATGTGCTTAACTTTTCTGTTGTTGAATATTGCCAGATACTTCGGTATCACAATGTCCGATATCTTCACCTGTTGGCGCGTCGTTGACAATCACCACACCATCCTCTCCATCATCGTTGCCACTGGATTTCATTCGTTCCGTATTAGCTTTGATCTGCAGGATTCTTGCTTTCTGCTCATCTGTAGCAAGATCCCAGTTCTTATGCAGCAGATCTTCATACCTGTTGATCATGCCTTCCAGTGTCTTCTGTGCTCTTGCCTGAGCTGACAGGAAGTTCGCCTGCTTGTCCCATGCCTGCTGCACTTCCCATTTTTCAGAACATACATTTCCAGAGCTGTCGGCAATCTTTGTCGTTGTCACATCTTCCTGATCACGAACATACATAATCTTCTGCGCCCGGATAATGGCAGCATATGCAATCTGAATCTGGTCCCACAGGACATCAATCGGATCTTCAGGCATTTCCTGAATGATGGATAGCGTTTCTTCTGGAAGATGTTTGGAAAAAAAACCGAACTTTTCCGCATGCTTATTCCCCGGCGGACCGGTTGCGTTCTTGTTTCCTGGTTGACCTCCCCGTTTTCTTTTTACGGGTACAACAGAGGGTGCACCCTCAACCTTAGAAGGTGCACCCCGTTCTTTCTTGAGCTTTGACCAGCCGTAACGCTTGATCCAGCTCTTTATTGTATTCAAACTGGTGTCATACTTCTCAGACAATTTCTTCGGAGAGACACCTGATAGATAATCATTTTTTATCTGCTCCTTTACATCTGACACGTCACCACCTCTCTCTTTCCTGTTTTATTGCACTAGAAAAGCACCCCGGAGGGTGCCCTGTCTGCTTGCTTATTATGTTTTGATCACAATTCTAATAATCCTGTAGTATTTGCCAGAGTATCTATACATTCATCTCTGCTCTTTTTCCCTAATAAATATTGCTCAAACAATTTTAACAATGTTATTGTTTCAACAATTAAACTACCATTTCTTTCTGCCAATTTTATTACCTCATCATTTACACCTTCTCTTGCAGAAATTGGTTTGTTTCTCTGGTGATTAATAATCAACAATGCTATTATATTCTTACTTTCCTCATCATTATCATCCAAGTGCTCTTGTACATGAACATCTAACTGTGATACATTCGCTTTCTTTACATTAGGAGTCACTCCTTTAATCTCTCCTATAAACACTTTATCATTTATCATAAATTTAAAGTCTTCTTTTTTCTTGTCAGTGAATTCAGATAAATCACATCCTAACATTTTTTCTAATATTTCGAATATAACTTCCACCAACTCGTCTCCGCTGGTATAAAGAACGGATTTGTATCTTTTGTTCTGATTAATAACTTTCATAGCATTCGAAATATTTTCATTTGCAGTTTCTATTGCCTTATTATTCTCTTGAATAATTTCCAACTGATTATCATCATCAAACATATTTATCCCTTCCATCCATTCAGGAGCCTTTGATTTTTCTTTAATCAGACCAATTAATGACAGGAAATCTTGTACCTCATTGCAATTACTGATATTTAACGTAGAGAGTATCTTTTCTCCAACTTCCACTGTTGTAGGCTTATTACTTTTTTCCGACTTCGTCAGCACATGCTTCGCACTCTCATCAAAATGAAATGAAGCCAATACTTTTTTATTGCCAACCAAAGTTGTTGTATTTTCATATATTAAATCTATCCTTTCAAGCGGTTGAAACACATGGCCTAAAACATAATGAAAGTCCCTCAACGCATCTTTGAATTCTCTGCGTTTCCAATATCTACAATCGCTCTCCCACGTGTTATATGTAAATCCGTTGTTTTGTGGAAGAATAACAATTATCTTGGATTGTTTGCTACTTGCAATCATTTTTGACAAACTTGTAAGATCACCAATCGTATCAATTGTACCCAGAGTACGCTCCCGTGTTACCCACATATTATCATCTTGTAAGCTTATTATATTTATTTCAAATGAATCTAACGCTTCAGCATCATGAATTTTATTCAGCCTAATGCCTTCTCCTCGTAATTTTTCTTCGTTTCCACTATATGTTAATATTTGTATCATTCAACATTTCCTCCCATACCTAAAACCTACCCTCATAATATCTTAAAATACGACATTGTGCAACAAAAGAACGACCTGTTGCCAAGCCGTTCCTTCTAGGTTTTGTATGTACTTCTTGAGGAAGTGAACTCAACGTGAAAATCTGTCTTTTCACTAAGTTCAGTTTATACTCTAGCACTTTTTAAGCGAACATTGCCGAGCATTTATTCTAATTTTTCTAAAAATCTGTTATGTCGCATCCGACAATTATCCTCTGTGTACTTAATCCTCCTCTTCGGGAATTTCTGGTTCATTTGTAGCGCCACCTGATACCAGGTCAGATCATCGATGTAATACAGCCGGAACATAATCCTCAGCTCGCTCTTTGGTATTGTCTCTATGTACTCCTCCGCCTGGTTTGTAAGCTCCAACAGCTCCGCTTCCAAAGCCGTCAGCCTGTCATTTCGTTTCTTCAACAACTTCTGCTTTAGTGCAATAGCTGCTGTCGGTCTGCCCGTGATCTTGACTGTTCCAAGTGGCTTCTTTCCACGCTTTCCCCTGGTCAC